ATGGAGCTGGCGGCAATCTATGAACGCATCAGTGACGACCGCGAAGGCCGAGAGCTCGGCGTCGACCGGCAGGACAAGGACTGCCACACGCTGACCAGGCGGGAGGGACTGACCGTCTTCGACGTCTACCGGGACAACGACATCAGCGCCAGCACCAACTCGCGCAAGCCCCGTCCCGAGTACGAGCGGATGATCGCCGACGCCAAGGCCGGCAAGTTCTCGGTCATCGTCGCCTACACCAGTGGCCGACTTACCCGGCGCCCCAGAGAGTCCGAAGACCTGATCGACCTCGCCACGGGACACGGCATCCGCTACCGCTACGTCCGCTCCCCCAACTTCGACCTCAACACCGCCCAGGGCCGCGAGATCGCACGCACCATGGCAGCCCGGGACGCGGGCGAAGCCGAAGAGATCGCCGAGCGGGTGGCGGCCGAGGTGCTCGACCGGGCCGAGCGAGGCGAGTACCACGGTGGACCACGCGGGTACGGCATCGCGGCGAACGGCCGGGACCTGGTCGAGGACGAGGCGACCGAGATCCGGGCGTGGTACGCCCACGTCCTGGCCGGCGGCTCGCTCTCCGGGCTACAGACCGACCTCAACCGCCGGGGGGTGTTGACCGTGACCGGGAAGTCCTGGCGGGCGCCGGTGATCCGCAAGATCCTGCTCAACCCTCGGAACGCTGGGCTGAGGGTGCTGCACGGGGTCGAGTACGCGGCACCCAACCCGGCCATCGTGTCGGTCGCCGCCTGGCGTGCCACGAAGCAGCTCCTTGAGAACCCCGCGCGGCGCACCCGCCAGGGCGGGCCTGCGCGGAAGCACGTCGGGACCGGGCTGTTCATCTGCGAACGCTGCGACCCGATCACCGTGAACATCAACTACGACCGGAACGGGAAGCTGCTCTACCGGTGCTTGACCTGCCACCGGACGTGGCAAGCGGACCCGATCCACCGGTGGATCGACGACACCGTAGAGGCCATGCTCGAACAGGAGGACGCACGCCAGCGACTGCTGCCCAAGCCAACCGAGGGCGTCAACCTGAAGGAGCTGTGGGCCGAGGCCGCCGCCATCCAGAGCAACCTCGGAGAGCTGGCCGCAGAGTTCGCGCTGGCGCGCGGCGCGGTGAAGGCGGCGCTCAAGACCGGCATGGACCGCGGGCAGGAGCGTCTCGACGAGATCCAGGCCGAGATCACCGCCGCCGGCCGGGTCAACGCCGCCGCCGCGCTACTGACTGCCCGTGACCCTGTAGGTGCCTACCGGGCCATCACGGACGTGAGTCTGCGCCAGGCCGTGCTGCGGTCGCTGATGACCGTCCGCCTCGGGGAGCCGATCCGGGGTCGGGCCGCGTGGGACGCGACGAAGTTCATGGGTGCCTCACAGTGGGTCAACGACACCCGAACCTGGGGTGACATCTGGGCCGGCGACTCGGGGCTAACTTGACCTCGAACGCCAGCGAGCGGTGTTCGTTTGAGAAATACAGACCGTGAGCGCTGTGCCCCGGCGTGTCGTGACCAAATCGTTACCAAGGCCCCGGGCGTGTTCCAGGGAGAACGCGACTGTGTCACGAACGCGAGCCGCTGACCTGCACGAATGCCAGCCGGTGCCAGTCAGGGTGTTCTCGAACGAACGTACGGGCGGGTGCTCCAGTCCAACGCAGTCCGTCAGAGCAGTTCAGTCGTGTGCAGTCGAGCGCAGTGCTAACGCTGTAGCCAGGGCGCGGACGGTGGAGCCTGGTCCGTTGTGCCGTTAGGGTGATCCCAGCACCAAAACAGCGCGGTGCCCCTCCCAACGGGAGAGACACCGCACTCAGTGAAGAACTTCCCACCCCGGGGGCCTAATCCCGGACGGGACGGGCGCATCAGGGGCCTAATCCTGTGTGCACCCATGCAACACGTTAGCGCTGTGCCGTCAGCGTCTCAACAGTGAGACGGGCAATGGCGGGTAACAACGGGTAATAACGGGGCCCACCAGGGCCCAGCTAGACCCTAAAAGTTACTCAGGGTTACGTGGCACCGTCCAGCTAATCCCGGGGTGGCCGACCGAAAGGTTGTCCACCCGATGGCACCGAGCCACCCCACAGAGGCGTCGGAAGTCGCCAGCCTCGCCGCCCAGGTCAAATGGGCGTCCTGCCCCGACCGCACAGCGGCCACCGCCGCCGCCCGCGCCGCCTTCGCCGAGCGGTGGGAGCGCGTCGTCGACCCCGACGGCACCCTCGACCCCACCACCCGCGCCGAGCGGGCCGCAGAAGCCCGCCGCGCCCACTACGCCGGGCTGGCCGAGAAGTCCGCCGAGGTTCGTCGGGCCAAGGCCGCCGCGCGCAAGGCGGCCGGCGATGCTGCGTGACGTCAGCGCCCCCGGGCGCACCCGCAGCCAGGCGATCAGCGCCATCGTGGCCGCCGCCCCGCCCCTGACCGACGACCAGCGCGCCCGCCTGGGCGTGCTGCTCACCTCGGCACCCGTCCGGCGCCGCGACACGTCACTCGCCGCATGAACGGCCACCAGTCCGGCTGCCGGCGGTACGGCGGATGCCGGCCCGACGCGCGCTGCCCCGAGCACCGCGCCGACATCAACCCCCAGCCGATCGGCGAGCTGATCCGGCAATGGATCGCGGAGCGTCGCGGATGAGCGACGCACTGCACGAGCTGGTACTGCCCAAGCTCGACCGGATCAAGAAACTCCCCTCCGGCTACATGGCGCGCTGCCCCGCCCACGACGACGGCACCGCCAGCCTGTCCATCACCGAAGGCCGAGAACACCCCGTGGTGCTGCACTGCCACGCCGGATGCGACCGCGACAACGTCCTCGCCGGCCTCGGCCTCACCTGGGGTGACCTGTCCACCCCACGCCAGCGAGAAACACAGCTCGACGGCGGCAAGTGGATGCCCTGCGGGCACACGAAGGTCGCCTCGTACCGCTACCACAACGCCGACGGGCACCTCGTGTTCGGCGTCGCCCGCTGCGACCGCAAGGGCAACGGATGCCAGGGCTTCCGCCAATGGCGACCCGACGCCAGCAGCCGATCCGGCCGCAAGTGGTCCCTCACCATGCCCGACGGCACCAAGGTCGGCGAGGGCCTGCCCTACCGGCTGCCCGAGGTGCTCGCCGAGCTGCGGCAGGAGATGGCCGCCAACGTCTACATCGTCGAGGGCGAGAAGGACGTCGACCGGCTGTGGACCCTCGGCCAGCCGGCCACCTGCAACGCGGGCGGCGCCGGGAAGTGGACCGACGGGCACGCCACCTGGCTCACCGGTGCCGACGTGGTGATCGTCGCCGACCGCGACGAACCCGGCTGGCGGCACGCAGAGCAGGTCACCAACACCCTGATGGGCGTCGCCCGGTCCGTCGAGATCGTCCGGGCCGGCAAGGGCAAAGACCTCTCCGACCACCTCGACCACGGGCTGAAGCTGCACCACCTGGTCACCGTCGCCGAACCCAAGCCGGCGCCGCACCCGTGCGCCGACGGGCTCATCGACTGCGGTCTCAGCACCGAGGGGAGCCCGTGTGAACACCGCTCCCGCTAAGACCAGGATCCGGCAGAACCCACCCGTCGCGGCCGGCAAAGCGCCCGGCGCTGCGTGCCCCACGCACGGGGTCTACGAACCGCCGGCGCAGGCCAGTCAGCTTCACCGCCTCGCCACCGGACCCAACGTCGACCCGGACCGGGCAAGGGCGCTCATGGACCAGGCCGCCAGCATGCGGCGCGACTGCCCCGACTGCGGCGGTCGCTGCCCAACCCCCCTGGAGTGGGCCACCTCCATTCGCACCCTCGCCCAGGCACCGGCCGTGTTTCGGATGCCCACGCGCGCCCTCGTCGACCCGGAGGCGTGCCAGTGACCTTCACGATGCCCCCGCGCACCCAGGCCGACCCGGAGGCCGCCAAGCCCACCGGGGAGCAGCCGACCACCCTCGATGACGAGTTCTGGGGCGCGAGGGCCCACCTGAAGCACATCCGCGATGCTGCGCACTCCCGTCAGCGGTCCGCGCCCGCCGTGCTGGGCGTGACCCTCGCCCGCATCGCGGCCATGGTCGACCACCGGCTGCGGATCCCGCCCATCGTCGGGGCGGACGCCGGGCTGTCCCTCATCACCGCGGTGCTCGCCCCGCCCGGGGTCGGCAAGTCCACCGCGAGCCACATCGGCAGCCAGCTCCTACCCGCCCCGGCCGGGATCGACATCGCTGACCAGCTGCCCATCGGCACCGGTGAGGGCATGGTCGAGGTGTTCTTCGACATGCTCGAAGAGCCCGACGAGGTCACCGGGAAACCGAAGAAGGTCAAGAAGCAGGTCCGCCACAACGCGTTCTTCTACGTCGACGAGGGCCAGGTGCTCTCCGAGATCGGCACGCGCAAGAACGCCACGCTGCTGCCCACCATCCGGTCGGCGTTCACCGGCGCCACCCTCGGGCAGATGAACGCGTCGGAGGAGCGCCGCAGGGTGCTCCCCGCGGGCAGCTACACCGTGGGTGTGGTGGTGGCGCTCCAGACCGTCCTGGCCGGCGCGCTGCTCGACGACGCCGACGGCGGCACCCCGCAGCGGATGCTGTGGCTGCCCGCCATCGACACCACCATCCCCGACAACCCGCCTGTCTGGCCGGGCCTGCTGCCCTGGCAGCCACCGAACCGGGAGGCCGTCAACGCACTACGCGACGACGGTTGGCTCATCGGTGAAGACGCCCACCTCACCGTCGCCGAGTCGATCCAGCGGGAGATCCGGGCGGCCGACCTGCGACGTGCCCGGGGGGAGGAAACCACCGTCCTGCTCGACGCTCACGAGGGCCTGCTGCGGCTGAAGCTGGCCGCACTGCTCACCATCCTCGACGGTCGGCTCGACATCAGCGAAGAGGACTGGCAGCTGGCTGCGTGCCTCAAGGAGGCCAGCAACGAGACGCGCGACAGCGTGGTGGAGGCGGTCAAGCAGGACTCCGCCCGGCGGGAGGCCGAGCAGTCCAGCCGGCTCGCTCGGCGGGCGGCTCAAGCCGATGTGGCGGTCGGAGAGCGCCGGGTCATCGACTGTTCCCGCAAGGTCGCCGAGAAGGTGTGGCGGGAGCCGGACCGGTGGACCGTAGCCGAGCTGCGCCGGTCCATGAGTCGCTGGCGAGACGTCCTCGACGAGGGCGTCGACCACGCGGTGCTGGAGGGGTGGGTCGTCGAGAAGACCGAACCGGGGCAGGGCGCGAGCAAGCGTCTGCTGCGGCGCGGCGAGAAGCGGCCGTCATGAGGGTGTGGACGGTGTGGTCGGTCCACACCCTCACTCGCGCGGACCGACCACAGTCAAATCGGGCAGAGCCCCTTAATAAGCATATACGACAAGATCATCATCATCATATGTGTAGCCGACTGACTACGGAGCGTCCAAGAAATGACGCGGACGCGAGAGACGCAGGGTGTGGTCGGACCACACCCGGCCACACCCTCGGAGGCGATGTGACCGAGCAGGAACAAGCCGAGTGGGAGCAGCGCCTACGCAACGCCGTAGCTCAGACGCTCCAACGGCGAACCGCCCGCCGACAGCAACGCACCCAGCTCGCAGCCTCACGCGCCGTCGGCCTGCGAAGCCGGCACCACCAGAAGCTCAACCGAGAGGACGGGTCATGACCCCCGAGGAAGAGACCGCCACTGAGTTCGCCATCCGCCAGCGAGAGCGGCACGAGCTGACCATGCTCCTGCTGGCGAGCGGTACGCGTGACCTCAAGGCCGTCAACCAGGCCATCGAGGCGTACGCCGTCGCCTGCGCCCGAGCGGCCCTCGCCATCTCCCGCCAGGTCCAGGCAGAGAAGGGCTGACCATGAACATCACCATCGAGCTGGGCAACAACCTGTCGTTCGTCCTGCTGTTCCTCGGCGTCATGTACGGCCTCGTCTACGCCGCGAGGCGACGGTGAACGCCCGACTGGTGCGCTGCCGATACCGGCGCCGCAACGACGAGATGTGCACGGGTGAGGCCGTCGACCCGGACGGCGAGGTGCTGCTCTGCGGCAAGCACCTGGCCCGTGCGCTCCAGCTCGTGCAGATCCACATGGCCAGCACCCGGCCATGAGCCGATCGTGGGAGGGCGGCAGTACCCGAAGGTGGAGACGCCTACGTGCTGCCGTCCTCGCCCGCGACAGGTACCAGTGCAGGGCCCACGCCGACGGGTGGTGCGCACGCGTACCCGGCATGCACGCATGCACGCAGCTCGCACCACTCAGCGGCGACAACGCAGGCCACGCCCACCACACCCTCGGCAAGGCGGTCACCGGGGACGACCCCCGGTACATCGTGGCCGCCTGCCAGGCCTGCAACCTGCACATCGGTGACCCGACGAAGCACATCGACCCACCGAACAAGGCGGTGACGAAGTGGTGATCAGTTTTTCCCCACCAGGGGACCCCACGGACACCCCGCATCTGTCCTTTTCTCTCTCCCCGAGGATGATCACCAGTGACTGAGTTGGCCTGGGACCCGGCACTGCTGGCCGAGTACGACTGGCTGCACCCCCTCCTGGAGGTGCCCGAGGACGCAGCCCCACCGCTGGCCATGTCCCTGCCGCCGGCTGACGCTGTCGGGTCGTACGGGGCGGATGCGGTCGAGTGGATCGAGTCGACGCAGCGGATCAGGCTGCGGTGGTGGCAGGTGCTGGCGATCACCCGGCAGCTGGAGCACCGCGAGGACGGGTCGCTGTGTCACCGGGTGGTGGTGGAGTCGGCACCCCGCCGCGCGGGGAAGTCGGTTCGGGTGCGGGGCGTGGCGCTGTGGCGGATGGCGCACCCGGAGTTGTTCGGCGAGGTGCAGACCGTCATCCACACCGGCAGCGACGTGGCGATCTGCCGTGAGATCCAGCGCGGTGCGTGGCGATGGGCGGAGGAAGTCGCCGGCTGGACGGTGAGCCGCAGCAACGGCAAGGAGGCCCTGGAGACGCCCACAGAGGACCGCTGGTTGGTGCGGGCCCAGCGGGCGGTGTACGGGTACGACGTCTGCCTGGGGATCGTCGACGAGGGCTGGAACGTCGCGCCCGACACGGTGTCTGAGGGCCTGGAGCCGGCGACCCTGGAGCGGCGGTCGCCGCAGATCCACCTGACATCGACGGCGCACCGGCGGGCAACGAGCCTGATGCGGTCTCGGTTGCAGGTGGCGCTGGCCGGCGGGGATGAGGACACCTTGCTGCTGCTGTGGGCGGCGCCGGTCGGGTCGGACCCGGGCGATCCGGAGGTGTGGCGGGCGGCGTCGCCGCACTGGTCAGAGGATCGGCGGCGGCTGATCGAGGACAAGTACACGAAGGCGCTCGCCGGAGAGGCCGACCCACAAGCCGACGATCCCGACCCGATGGCGGGCTTTACCGCCCAATACCTCAACATCTGGCCACTCCGGGAGCTGCCGGACCCGGCCATCGACCCGGCCGCCTGGCAGGTCTGTCTGGACGTCGCGGCGGTGGACGTCGAGCAGCGTCAGCGCCTGGCGGCGTGCGTGGATCTGTCGCCGGACGGGGAGCACGCGACGCTCGCGGTGGCGGTGGTGCTCGACGACGAGCGGGTGCGGGTGGAGACGGTTCACGAGTGGTCCGGGCCGAACGCGGCGGCGCAGCTTGAGCGAGAGCTGCCCGCGTGGGTCGAGCGGGTGAAGCCGCGAGTGCTCGGCTGGTTCCCCACTGGCCCGGCCGCAGCGGTCGCGTCGAAGGTGGCCGACCGGCGCAAGGACGGTGCCCGTGGGTGGCCGCCGCGTGGCGTGAAGGTGGTCGAGATCCGCAGCGAGATGACCGCGGTGTGCATGGGCCTGGCCAAGGAGGTCACCGCCAAGCAGGTGGCGCACTCCGGGCAGGAAATGCTCGACGCGCAGGTGGAGAAGGCGGAGAAACTGAAGCGCGGCGGCGGGTGGGTGTTCACCCGCACCGGCGGGCAGGTGGATGCGGTGTACGCGGTGGCCGGTGCTGTCCATCTCGCACGGACGTTGCCCCGCTTTCGGAAGGTGGTACGCCGCGTGCACGGGGGCTAAACACCGGAACTGCGTTTCAGGTATTACACTTCCGGTGTGGGGTGGATGGCGGCTGTCGCCGCGCAGGTGCGCGAGGTGTTGTCGCTGCCCCGTCCCCTGACCTCGGACGACCAGGTCGCTGCCCAGTTCGACTCGGCTCCCCGGCCGATTGATCGGCTGTTCGCGGAGATGAACGCGGCGTCCCCGGGCCGGGTGTCCCGGTCTGAGGCGCTGTCGGTGGCCGCGGTGCAGCGCGGACGTAACGCGCTCTGCTCGATCTCCACGCTGCCGCTGGTGCAGTTCAAGGGCCTCGACATCGTCCGCTCGCCGTTCCTGGATCAGATCGACCCCGACGTCGCCAACGTCGTCACCTTGTCGCAGACGATCGAGGATCTGGCGTTCGACGCGATCTCGTGGTGGCTGATCACCGCGCAGGATTTCCAGGGCTACCCGATCGCGGCCCGGCACCTGGACGTGGCGACGGTCAGCCTGGACCCGCCGAAGGGTCAGCCGAACCCGTTCCCGTCCGGCCGCGACGCCCGGGGCGTGAAGATCGTGTGGGTGGCGGGGGTGGCCACGCCGGCGGACAAGCTGATCCGGTTCGACTCGCCGAACCCGGGCCTGCTGTCGGCGAACGCACGGGCGATCCGCCGGGCGCTGCTGCTCGACCGCCTGGCCGCCACGTACGCCGACAACCCGAGGCCGCTGGACCTGTTCACCGACTCGGACGACCCGTCGGTCGAGCCGATGGCCGAAGACGAGATCGACCCGTTCCTCGCCGACTGGAAGGCCAGCCGGAAGCGGGGCAGCACGGGCTGGGTGCCAGGCAACGTCAAGCGCCTCGACGTCAACGCGCCGTCTCCGGCCGAGCTTCAACTGGTCGAGCTTCAGCGGCAGGTGACGCTGGAGATCGCGAACGGCCTCGGTGTGGACCCCGAAGACCTGGGCGTCAGCACCACATCGCGCACGTACTTCAACGCCGCCGACCGGCGCATGACGAAGATCAATGAGACGTACGCGCCGTTCATGCGGGCCATCGAGCAGCGCCTGACCATGGGCGACGTCACCCGTCGCGGCCACGCCGTTCGGTTCGACCTGACGGACTACCTGAAGCCGGACCCGGCTGGGCAGGTCGCCTACTGGAAGGGCTTGAGCGACATGGGCGTGATGGACGCCGACGAGATCCGGGCGGCAGCTGGCCTCTCCGGCCCAGCCCCGAAGCCGAAGCCCTCCCCGGCACCAGCCGCACCTGCCGGCGGCGAAGAGCAGACCACCGAGCCCGAGCAGGTCGACGCAGCCCGCCCGGCGGCCGTGAACTTCGCCGACGACGACGGGCCGGGAATGACGTTCTCCGTCTTCGACTTCGCTGGCGGCGCCGAGCCGGCGAAGGTCAACGTTGAGCGGCGCACGATCACCGGCCTGGCGGTGCCCTACAACAAGATCGCCCGCAAGTACGGGATGAAGTTCCGGTTCCGCCCCGGCGCGCTGGAGTACGCCGAGGTGTCCCGAATCAAGCACCTTAAGGACCACGTGACACCGGTCGGCCTGCACGAGTCGGTGACGGAGACCAAGGCCGGCCCGATCGTGAAGCTGAAGGTGCTCGACGGACCCGAGGGCAGCCCGGCCAAGTTGGAGCGCGACCAGCTGCTCTACGACGCGGACCACGGCCTGTACGACGGCCTGTCCATCGGCGTCGACTTCTCGCTCGACCCCGCCGACGGTGACGTCGAGTGGAACGAGAAGGACCAGGTCTACGACGTGAAGCGGGCCGACTGGCGGGAGACGTCCTCGACCCCCATGCCCGCTTTCGATGACGCCCGCGTGACCAAGGTGGCCGCGAGCCGTACCGCAACCCGAGTAAAGGAGTCCGGCATGCCGGAGAAGGACGAGCCCACCACGGCTCAGACCACGCCGCCGGCAGCCGGTGGCGTCAACCTCAACCAGGACCAGCTGACCGCGCTGCTCCAGCGGCCCGGCGCCATCCAGGCGCTGGTGCAGTCCCAGCAGCCGGCCACCCCCGCATCGGCTCCGCAGGGCGCGCTGACGCTCTCCGCCGAGCAGGTCGACGGGCTGATCCGCAACGGCCAGCTGGGCGCGCTGCTCGGTGTGCCGCAGCTGTCCCAGCCGGCGCAGGAGCCGGAGCGGCGCGCGACGGTCGACCCGACCCGGCGCACCGTCGCGGTGAGCCGGGTCACTGAGGAGCAGCCGTACCGGTTCGACCGCGGCGGCAACCTGGTCCGTGGCACCCACGACTTCTCCAGCGACCTGATCTCCGGCGGCAAGGGCGACAAGGTCGCGCTGGAGCGGGCGCAGACGTTCATGCGCGAGCAGTTCGAGCAGGAGATGACCTCCGCGGCGTTCGACGTCGACCGGGCGGACGTGACCAGCCTCAACCCGAACCGGCAGCGCCCCGACATGTACGTCGACCAGCGCGAGTACCGCTACCCGGTGTGGGAGGCCATCAACAAGGGCACCATCGCCGACTCGACGCCGTTCGTGCTGCCGAAGTTCAACACCGCCTCCGGCCTGGTCAACGCCCACACCGAGGGCACCGAGCCGACCCCCGGCGCGTACACCGCCACCTCGCAGACCATCACCCCGACCGCCGTGTCGGGCAAGGTCGAGATCACCCGCGAGGCGTGGGACCAGGGCGGCAACCCGCAACTCTCCGGCATCATCTGGCGGCACATGGTCCGCGCCTGGTACGAGTCGCTGGAGGCGTCGGCCGTGGCCGTCCTCGACGCCGCGACCCCGGCCGCCATCGCGCTGACCGCCGGCGGTGGCACCACCGGGCAGACCCTCGACGGTGAGCTGACCGCCGCGTTCGCCTCGCTCCAGTACATCCGGGGCGGGTTCTCCATGGACACGATGTTCAGCCAGATCGACCTCTACAAGGCGCTGGTCGCGGCCAAGGACACCGCCGGTCGCCGGCTGTACCCGGCGCTGGGCCCGGCGAACGCGTCCGGCACCGCCAGCGCCCGGTACGCGGCGATCGACGTCAACGGCGTCCGCGCGCTGCCCGCCTGGGCGCTTGCCGCGACCGGATCCGTGGTCGCGTCCTCGTACCTGTTCGACCGCGAGGTCGTGCACGGCTGGGCGACCGCGCCGCAGCGGCTGGAGTTCGAGTACCGCGTCGCGTACGTCGACCTGGCGATCTGGGGTTACAAGGCCACCGCCATCACGGACATCAACGGCGTCCGCGAGATCACGTACGACCCGGTGCCGTGAGCCGGCCCGGACTGACCGAATCGAGCAGGGAGACGCCGATGGCGCAGACAGGACAGCGGGCGGCTGGGGCGCAGAGCACCCCGGCGCCGCAGACGCAGAGCACCCCGAAGACCGACGCCGACCGGGTGCGGGAGCTGGAGGCCGAGGTCGCGCAGCTGCGCGAGCAGCTCGTCGCCGCCGGCAGCCCGGCCCCGGCCGCGAAGCCGACCGAGCCGAAGTTCACCTTCAGCGAAGGTCAGCGCGACGAGCTGGAGCGCACCGGCCGGACGGTCAGCCCGTTCACCGGGGCGCTGTTCGTCGGCTCCGGTGTGGACGACGCGCGGGAGGCCACGGCGGAGGAGTTCGCCAAGGCCAAGCCCGCCAAGCCGGTCGAGAAGTAACCGGTGGCCGACCACGCGGCGGTCGACGTCGCCAGCAGCCAGGGCACCGCGGTGACCGAGCGGTCCGGTACGGCGTCTGCGGACACCATGCCGGCCGGTGCGCTGGTGCTGTGGCGCAACACGGGGGTCGGCGCGCACACCGTCACCCTGACCACCAACAACACGGTGGGCGACCTCGCTGTGGCCGACCGGTCGATCGCTCTGGCTGCTGGCCAGGTGAAGGCCGGTCGGGTGCCGAAGGAGTGGGGCGACGTCAACAAGCGGGTGCAGGTGGCGATCGACGGCACCGCGTCCGAGGTCAAGTACTACGTGCTGAGCGGGATCTGAGGAGACGCGGCCGTGCCCTGGAAGCCTGACTACCTCACCGCGGAGGATGCCGCGGTGTTCGTGCGCGCCCCGGGCGTGGACGAAGAGGAGTTGGCGACCTGGTGCACGGCCGCGTCCCGCGCGATCGACAAGCGGTGCAACCGGCAGTTCGGGAAGGTCGACGCCCCGCAGGTGCGGACGTACCGGCGGCCGGCGGCGTACGACGTGGTGTCGGGGCTGTGGCTGCTGGAGATCGACGACGTCCAAGACGTCACCGGCCTCACCGTCGGCGGCGTGGCGTACGCGGACGCTGGGGGGACCCTGCTTCCGGACAACGCGGCGGCCGAGGGCAAGCCGTACGAGCGCCTGGGCTTCACCGACTACCCCGATGGCCCGGTGGTCGTGTCGGCGGTCTGGGGCTGGTCTGAGGTGCCCGCTGGTGTGGTCGGGGCGTGCAAGCTCCAGGTTTCCCGGTGGGCGTCACGCAGGGACTCGCCGTACGGGGTGGCCGGGTCGCCGTCGGACGGGTCGGAGATGCGCCTACTGGCCCGCCTCGACCCTGACGTGCACACCGCGCTGGCCGGTCTGTCCCGGCGCCGACGGGTGGGCTGAGCCGTGGACGTGCAGATCATCGCCGACGAGCTGAGCGCCGCACTGAAGACGATCGACGGCCTGACCGTGCCGGAGTGGGGCGTACAGCGCGTGTCCCCACCGTTCGCACTGATCCCGCTACCGGACGGCGAGGGGATCACCTACGACCTGACGTACGGCCGGGGTGGCGACCGGATCCCGGACTGGCCCGTGCTGGTGCTCATCGACCGGCCGGCTCGCCCGGAGTCCCGTCGAGCCATCGCCGCGTACGCCACCGGCTCGGGTGCGACGTCGGTCAAGGAGGCGATCGAGGGCCACACCTACACGGCGTGCGACCCGCCCCGGGTCGCCTCGTGTGAGTTCGACGTCGTCAGCTACGCCGGCACGGACTACCTGGCGGCGATGTTCCACCTCGACATCAGCGGAAAGGGCGCATAGCCATGGGATGGCAGCACGGCAGGTTTACGAACATCACCGTCGGCGGTGACGACATCAGCGAGTACACGAACACCTCGGAGATGACCCGGGGCGCGGCCGGGCACGACGTCACCGGCTACGGCAAGAACGCCGAGGTGCACACCGGTGGCCTGAAGAACGGCCAGTTCACCTGCGGCGGCACGTACGACAACACCGAGGCCACCGGTCCGCACGCGGTGCTCGACCCCCTGGTCGGCACGGTCGTGGAGATCGTGCGGCAACCCGAGGGGCCGGGCACGGGCAAGCCCGAGCAGACCTTCGACGCGCTGCTGACGCAGTACGTCGAGACCAACCCGGTGGCCGACAACGTCACCTGGTCGGCGCAATTCACCATCTCCGACGACGTCGTCGAGACGACGCAGGCGTAAGGGGATGACCGTGGACAAGAGTGCACTGTTCCAGCCTCGCTGCCCCGAGGCCGACGTCGAGCTGCCCGGCGTGGGCACGGTCCGGGTCCGAGGGCTGACCCGCGCCCAGATCATCGACATCGCCAAGGGCACCAACGACGGCAAGGACATGGAGCCGCTGTCGCTGTCCTGGGCGTTCGTCGACCCGCAGCTGACCGAAGACGAGGTCCGGCAGTGGACCCAGGCGGCGACGTTCGGCGAGGTCGAGACGATCAACAAGGTTGTCAACGAGCTGTCCGGCATCGCCGGCCGCGCCGACAAGGAGGCGTACAAAAGCCTTCCAGACGAATCCGGATCTTGAGTTCGACTTCATCCTCGCCGAGAAGCTCGGGATGACGGTGGCCCGGATGCGGGCCGAGATGCCGAACGACGAGTACGTGCAGTGGTCGATCTTCTACGCGCGTAGGGCGCAGCGCAGGCAGTTGCAGGAGCTGATGGCGCAGGGGCGGAGGTGAGCAGTCGTGGAACCGATCCGGGTCGAGGGCCTGGCCGCGTTCAACCGGTCGCTGAAGAAGCTCGACGCCGACGCCCCGAAGGGCCTGAGGCTGGCCCACAACGAGGCGGCGAACATCGTGGTCGACGCGGCCCGGCCGTTGATGCCGCGCCGCTCCGGTCGCGCCCAGGCTGCCGTCAAGGCCCGGTCGACGCGCACCGCGACGCGGGTGTCGGCCGGGTCGACGCGCGCCCCGTACGTGCCGTGGCTGGACTACGGCGGCGAGGGCCGGGTGAAGGGCCGACCCGCCCACCGCGAGTTCAAGAAGGGCGGCCGGTACGTGTACCCGGCGTTCCACGCCAAGCGCGGTGACGTCCAGAGCGCGCTGGAGGGCGCGTTGCTGAAGGTGGTTCGGTCGGCCGGGCTGGAGGTGAGCTGACGTGGCGGGCAACGCGGTAACCCTGACCTTCGCCGGTGACGCGACGGCCCTGCAGAAGGCAGCCGACCGGGCGACGGCAGCCACCGAGAGCGTCGGCGACGCGGCGCAGCGGGTCAGCAAGCAGACCGACCAGGCCGGCGCGTCCGTCGGGGCGTACGGCGACCGGATGGCCCGGGTCGGCGCGAGCGCGGCCGGCATGTCCGCCGCGATCGGTGATGCCGGCGGCACGGTGTCGGCGCTGTCGGCGTTGCAGAACCGGGGCGCGGACCGGGCCCAGGCCCAGGCTCGGGCCCTCGCGGACGTCGAGCAGGCCGGGCTGGACGCAGAGCAGGCCATCGGTGACCTGAAGCAGGCCCAGCTCGACCTCAACCAGTCGCAGGTCGACGCGAAGCAGGCCGGCGCGGACGCCGAGCAGGCGATCCTCGACCAGAAGCAAGCGGCCATCGACGCGAAGGTTGCCCAGCAGGACTACAACGCGGCCGTCAAGGAGCACGGCAAGGGGTCGGTGGAGGCGCGACAGGCCGCACAGGATCTGTCTCAGGCCCAGCTCGACCTGAAGCAGGCCGGGATCGATGCGGAGCAGTCGCAGGTTGACCTGACCCAAGCCAACGAGGACGCCGCCCAGGCCGGGCGCGACATGGCTCAGGCCAACCGTGACGCCCAGGACGCGCAACTGAACCTCAACGACGCGCAGCGGGCCGCCGACCCGGGCACGTTGGCGAAGTGGGGGACCGAGATCGAGACCGTGTCGACGGCTGCTCTCGGCCTGGTGGGCATGGTGAACCTGCTGGCCATGGCGAACGGCGCGGTGACCCTGTCGTCGATCAGGGCGGCAGCGGCCACCACCGCGGCGAAGGCGGCGCAACTGGCCGGCGCGGCGGCTACCGGCATCGCCACCGCCGCCCAGTGGGCGTGGAACGTGGCCATGTCGGCGAACCCGATCGGCCTGGTGGTTCTGGCCGTCGGCGCGCTGGTCGGGGCGATCATCTGGGTGGCCACCAAGACCACCTGGTTTCAGGATCTCTGGCGGGCGATCTGGGGCAAGATCGGCGAGCCGGTGACGGCCGCGTGGAACTGGATCAAGCGGACCGGGTCGACCGCCCTGGAGTGGTACCTGGGTATGCCCGGGCGGATCAAGGGCGCGTTCTCGGCGATCGGCGGGTACATCAGCGCCCCGTTCCGGGCGGGCTTCAACGCGGTCTCCAGGGCGTGGAACAACACGGTCGGCCGGCTCCACTGGACGGTGCCGGGCTGGGTGCCCAACATCGGCGGGAACAGCGTTGGTGCGCCACGGCTGCCCACGTTCCACTCCGGCGGCCGGGTGCCGGGCACCCCGGGTACGGCGGTGCCGATCCTCGCCCTGGCTGGTGAGCAGATCTCGTCGCGCAGCGCGTCCGGCGGTGGTGAGACGCGGATCGTCATCGACTCGGCCGGTGCCCGCTTCGACGACCTCCTGCTGGAGGTGCTGCGCATCATCATCAAGCGCGGCGGCGGCAACGTCCAGGACGTGCTGGGGACCAGGTCGGGGGCCGCAGCGTGAAGCGGTGGCAGTTCCGCGTCGAGATCTACGCCGGGACGCTCGGCTGGGTGGACATCACCGACGACGTGCGCGGTGGCCTGTCGATCACCCGGGGTCGCTCCGGTGAGGGCTACCGGGCCGACCCGGGTAAGTGCGGGTTCCGCCTCGACAACCGCTCCGGCCGGTACAGCCCGCGTAACCCGCTGTCGGACCTCTACGGGCTGATCGGCAAGAACACCCTGATCCGGGTGTCCGCCGGTCCGATCGGCGGGTCGCTGGTCGGCCGGTTCTTCGGTGAAGTCCCGTCGTGGCCGCCACGGTGGTCACTGTCCGGCAAAGACCGCTACGTCGACGTGGACGCGGCCGGGGTGCTGCGTCGTTTCCGGCAGGGCGACCAGCCGGTGCTCTCACCGATGCGGCGCACGATCGAGGCGTCCAGCCCGGTCGCGTACTGGCCCGGTGAGGACGGCGTGCTGTCCGGGCAGGCCGGCGGCGCCACGTCGGGGCTGTCCCCGCTGACCGCCACCGGCGCCGTTGAGTTCAAGCCCGTCGAGAACTACGTCTTCGCCACCTCGGCGACGGTGTTCGGCACCACCGCGTTGGCGGACCTGGCGGCCGGCGGAAGGCTGGCCGCGCAACTGCCCAGCGACGCGACCGCAGCCACCGCCGGCGGGCCGTGGACCGTGCACGCGGCGATCCTGGTCGACACCCTGTCCACGCTCTCGGGCGACGTGGTCCTGCTGGAGTGGACGACCAACGGCGGCACGTACACCCGCTGGCAGGTCAAGGTCACCACCACCTCGCGCACGCAACTGATCGGCATCACCTCCGGCGGGTCGTCCACCCTCCTGATCGATCACCCCAACGCGGCGCCCACGTTCCACCACTACGCCGCGTCCGCCTCGGTGTCCGGCGGCACAGTGACGGTGCGACTGGTGACGTCCAACTCGGTGAACCTCACCACCACGTTCGCAGGGTCACTCGGCGGGGTCGCCTCGGTGGCCGTCAACGCCACCAGCGTCACGTCGTCAACGTCCATGCCAGCCGGGCACGTCGCGGTCTGGGCGGCTGCGCCGATCCCCGTAGCGATCCAGGGTGTCACCGACGCGTACGGGGTGTTCGTCCGCGAGTCGCGCCGCTCGAACCTCGGTGAGGCGGCGGTCGACCGGCTGATCCGCCTGGCTGCGGAGACCGGCCTCGACCTCGACGCCACACCAGCCGACCCCGGGCACGTCTCGCGCATGAACGTCCAGCTGGCCGCGTCGACCACGTCCGCGATCGACGACGCCATCGCCATCGACGGCGGCATGCTGTACGAGGCCCGGGACTCCGGCGCGCTGGCCTACCGCACCCGCAGCGAGCTGTACAACCAGGCCCCGGTCGCGATCTCCTACGTCGGGCAGACCACCGAGCCATTCGACCCGACCGACGACGTCGACGACGTCCGCAACGACATCACCGTCGAGCGCCGCAACGGCAGCTCTGCCCGCGCAGTGAAGCTCGACGGGCCCCTGGCCGCGAAGCAACCACCGGCCGGCATCGGCGTCTACCCGTCGGCGCCAACCCTGAACCTGCTCGACGACAGCCAGCTGGCGGACCTGGCCGGGTGGATGCTGCACCTCGGCACCGTCGATGAACCCCGGTATCCGGCAATCACCGTCCAGCTCGCCGCCCCTGATTGGGTGTCCGCACCGACGCTGCGCGCGCAGCTGCTCGCCCTCGACGTCGGCGACGTCCTGGAGGTGACCGGCCCCCCGGCGTGGGTGTCCGGCCGGGTACGGACGTTGGTCACCGGCTACTCGGAGAGCATCGACGAGTTCCTGTGGTCGATCACCTTCAACGGGGTACCCGCGTCGCCCTGGGACGTGGCCACCGCCGACGGGGAGCAGCGGGCCGCCGCCGACGGGTCAGCTCTGGGTGTGGCGCTCGGGGCATCCGACATGACGGCGGTTATCACGTCCACGCCGGAGAACGGGCCGTGGACGCAGGACCCGGCTGACTTCCCGCTCCCCATCCGTGTGGGCGGGGAGCAGGTCACTGCGTCGGCGATCGGGCCGGTGCTGGCCGAGACGTTCACCCGCACCGGGTCGGACGGTTGGGGTAACCCCGACGCCGGGCCGGCATGGGTGGTCGCGCCAGCGCCGGGCCAGTTCGCTGTCGGCGGCGGTGAAGGCCTGATCGGCATCAACGCCACCAACACCACGTTCACGGCGACTGTCGCCGGCGTCGGCCCCGACCTGGACGTGGTCGTGCGGCTGCGGGCCGACGCTGTCGCCGTCGGGGGCTTCTACCAGCAGGTGGTCCGCTACCGGGTCGGTGCCGGCTACGTCGAGTCCGTCATCCGGTACAAGACCACCGGGCAGATCGACCTGCTGCTACAGACGCAGTCGACGGTGCTCGCCGCGGTCGGCAACGTGCTCCCGTACGGGGCGGGCACCCCGTTCCGTCTGCGCATCCAGGCGACCGGGGCGACCGTCCGCCACGTGCTCTATCCGGCTGCGGCGTCCGAGCCGGGCTGGTCGGCGACCACATCCAGCGCCCCGACCTTTGGCGACGGGTTCGCCCTGGCCGGGTTCCGGGAGTCGTCGAACACGCAGAGCGGGTTGGCGGTCGCCTTCGACTCCGTCACGTTCCGCACCCCGCAGCTCGCCACCCTGTCCGCCCGAGGTGTCAACGGCGCCCAGCGGGCCTGGCCCGCCGGCACCGAGGTCGACGTGTGGCAACCCGCGATCGCCGCCCTGTAGGAGAGGACCACGATGGGCATCCAGACCGGCAACTACCTCACCCCGGTGCGGCTCAACACCCGCTCCGTGCGTGCGCGGCGCACGAGCACCCTCTCACTGACGTCGGGCTCCATCACCCCGGTCTCGTTCGACGCCGAGGACTGGGACAACGCCGCGATGTTCTCCGCCACGTCCTCGAACATCTCGCTCCCGGTCAGCGGCCTGTGGGGGTTCATGGCGTTCGGCGCGTTCGCCTCCAACGGCACGGGCCTGCGCCGGCTGCTGGTCGACGTGAACAGCTCCGGCGCCTACCCGACGATCAACTCCAGGCCGGCGGTGTCGGGCGACAACACCCACATCACGGTGTCCGGCAGCCACGTCGCAACGGCCGGCGACGCCCTGAACCTGTTCTCCCACCAGACGTCCGGTGGTGCCCTGAACCTGCTGGCTGGGGCGTACTTCACGGCCTGGCTGATCGAGTCCTGAGGAGCTGACCAATGGCCCGCGCAGCGAACATGCAGGCGTTGACGAACGACGTCAAGCGCCAGTGGCCCGGCGTCGTGGTCTACGGCATCGGCGACACCGCACACAAGACCCGCCCGTCCGGGCACAACGAGGACGACACCAAGGGCAGCAAGCCCGAGCTGGAGGACTCCGACAACCGGCCGGAGCACCGGGCCATCGACATCATGATCGGCAAGGCGTTCACCAAGGTCGACGCCGACGCCCTGGTAGCCCGGCTGGTCTCCGACCCGAAGGCCCGCGCCCGGCTCTACTACGTCATCTGGGACGGCTACATCTGGTCGCGGTCCAACGGGTGGCGCAAGACGAGGTACACCGGCTCTGACCAGCACCGTGACCACGTCCACGGCTCGGGTTGGGCGGCCGACGACGAGAACACCGCGAGCTGGCCCGCCGTGGCCACGAAGGGAGACGACATGGACAGCGCACAGGACGCACGGCTGAAGCGGGTCGAGACCGACACCGCCTGGCTCCGGGACTACCTGTACCGGGCCCTGAACGGCCAGGCCAAGGCAGCCGGCGGCGAGAACATCGAGCTACAGAAGTGGGTGGTGGAGGGCCAGCGGGACCGCGCCGCGATCCTGACCGCGATCTCCCAGCTCGCCGGGAAGGACTTCACCGACGAAGCCGCCATCGTCCAGACCGTGCTGGAGGCGTTGACGCCGGAGGCCATCGCCGACGCGATCCCGCCGACCGTGGCCAAGCAGGTCGCCGACGAACTGGCCGCGCGCCTGGGTCGGGCAAGTGAGTGACCGCAGAGCGCATCCGGCAGACGGTACGCGACTGGTGCTGCGTCCTGCTTGGCCTGGCGATAGTTGGGCACCAGGCGTTCGTCGTCCCGCCGGGGCAGGCGTCGGAGATGCTCGTGCTGGCCGGGATCACGCTGCTGACCGGTCCGGCCCTGGGTGGAGCTATCGGCCTGCGCCGGGAGGCCAGCGGCAGCGGATCTGGCTCTCCGTCGTCGCCCTCGTCGTCGCCCTCGGAATCCTCGTCGTCTCCGGCGCCGTCCGGGGTGGGTGAGCCGTGACGTTCAACGGGTGGCGGGTGCTCGTCGCGTGCCTGCTCGCCGCGCTCGGGTCGTCCGCCGTGTCGATCATCTACAGCAACGAGGCGGCCCGGCAGTCCGAACAGCGGTGGTGCGGTGTGGTGACCACCCTCGACGACGCGTACCGGCAGACGCCCCCACAGACCCCCGCCGGGCTCAAGATCGCCCGGGACATCCGGCAGCTGCGGGCCGACTTCGGCTGCCCCGCCCAACCGTAGGAGATGACCATGTCGATCCCGTCCGTCAACCCCGACTCCGACTCCACCGAGCCCCTGGTGACCATCGGCACCATCACCGCCGCGGTGACCGCCGTGCTCGGCCTGCTCGTCGCGTTCGGTCTGCCGATCAGCGACGACCAGCAGGCGAGGATCCTCGGAGTCATCGCCGTGGCCGCGCCGTTCATCGTGACGTTCTGGGGTCGCCACAAGGTGTACGCCCCGGCGACCGTCGCCCGCCTGCTGCGCGGCCGCAACGGGTGACCAGACCGCCCAGGCCGTCCGCACCCCCGGCGCCCAAGCCGACGCGGACGACACGACCAGCAGGCCCTGCAGGGCCACGGCCACCGGCACCACCGCGGGGCCGTTGACGAAACGATGGACCCCTGCACTGCCGTAGCAGCGGTGCAGGGGTCCATACTGTCGGTCATGAGTGCTGGTGGATGGAGGCTCAACCCGCCGGAGACCTACCGTCGCGCCGGCTGGCGCGACCGCCTACGCCTCGCGTTGGCGCGGCTGACGCGCTGGGTCACTGCGAGGTCGTGAGCTTGCACTGCACCTGACCGGCGGCGCGCTCCCGGGCCACCTTCTCCCCGTCGGTGATCTGGCAGCGGAACAGGTCGGTACGGTGCCCGGTCGCGGTGATCGTGACCTCGATCTTCAGCCCCGACGTGTAGTCCAGCGTCTGCCGGTACGGCCCGCTGGCGATCTTCTCCCGGGTGTGGTCGCCCCGGGCGTCGCCGACCTTCGACGCACGCACCCAGACGTCGTACGGGCCGGTGGCCTCGGTGATCTGGATCGTGACGGTCCGCTTGGCCTTCGGATCGGCGACGCGGTCGTCCGCCGGCCGGTCGCTCTTGGTGCCCTCACCCTCGCAGGCGAGCACAGCGGCGAGCGCGGCCACGACCGCTACGACCTTGACGGCGCGGCGCGTGTGGTTGATCTGGTGCATGGTCAGACCTCCTGTGTGGATGGGTTCTGCCGGGCTGCGGCGATCCGGCCGCCCAGCTCGACGAGGCAGATCGAGGCGACGACCACCAGGCCGTCGACCGACAGGGGGAGCAGGTACTGGGCGCCGCCGGTCTCCCCGTACCGGGAGGCGACCGCCGCCATGTGCCAGTAGCTGACCCACGCGGCGATGCCTGCGATGACCGCCGTGGCGATCCAGCGGGCCACGGCAAGGTGCCGTCGATACACCGGGACCCGGCTGATCAGCTCGACGGTCAGCAGCAGGGCCAGCGGGGACCACGCCGAGATCACCTGCGAGATCAGCTCGTCGCGGGCGTGCAGCACGTTGCCGGCGATCGACGCCGCCACCCCGAGGGCGAGCACCGCTCGGACCGCCCACCGGACCCGCAGAAGCTGCTTGCGGTCCGCCGGGGTACCCGGGTGTCCGACCCGCGCGACCTGCGGCGTAACGAAATTGGCGGCCGGCGCGTCGGGAGTGACGAAATTCGGGGACCCACCGGCGGGCGCGACGAACACCGGCCGCAGGTCCGCCCGAACCGTGGGCGACTCGGCGATGGTCTCGACCGCGTCTTGCATGCCCCCAGCGAGCAGGCGAGCCCGCAACTCCTGCGCCTTCGGGGCACCAATGCGGAACCGGCGCATCAGCTCGTTGCGGGCCGGGACCTCGCCCAGGTCTTCGGCGATCTCGCGCGCCGCCGGCAGCAGGTCGTCCACCGGCTGCGGGTAGCGGGTGCCGTTGATCGTGGGTGCGGTCATCAGCTGCCGTCCCCGGCGCGCTCGATCAGGTCCGCGACCGTGTTCACCAGCAGACCCGCGCGCTCCAACGAGAACGTGACGACCTCGCGGGGCTCGACGTTCACCGCCGGCCGCTGGCCGTCCTCCCACACCGCAACGTGGATGGTGGGACGGCCGATGGACTCCGGCTTGATGAGCTGCACGGTCACGTGCTCGTCGAGGTAGAAGAACCGGGAGCCGTGCGACCCGCCCCCCTCGGCGGTCGCGGTGCACTCCGGCGGGTGGCACCAGCGCGGGTGGACCGTCGCGCGCCTCACCTCGAGGTCCCGTCTTCGGGCCACTCGCCGTGCTGGCGGAAGTTCTCGATCCACCGGCCGCGCTCACGCAACCACTGCTCGATGTCGACCACCGTGGAGTCGGCGGCCGGGGCCTCGGACCACCACCGGGCCTCTTCCGCCGCCCGCTCCGGGGTGACGCCGGCGGCCTCGGCCACGTCGAGCAGGTCATCGGTGGTCGGCGGCACCGAGTCCCACAACGCGGTGTCCTCGTCGCCGTCGAGCAGCTGCTCAGCCAGCCGGCGCACACCCTCCGGGTCGGCTTCCTGCGCCGCCGCGACCATCAGGAAGTCCTGGAGCTGCTGCTGCATCGCCTTGCCGCCGATGTACGCGGCCATGTCGAAGACGTCCTCGGGGGTCGCGTCGGGGCGCAACAGGAAGTCCAGGGCCAGCGCGTCGAACAGGTCCCGCTCCCCGTCGCGGTGACCCCAGATCCGACCAGCCTGGAGCGACGTGTCGGCAACCGCGTCCAGGTCCGCGCCCGTGAACCGCTCGCGCCGAGAGCGGCTGTTCAGCGCCACCCGGGCCGGACGCCGGTTCCATTGGTCCCACCGCTTGAGGCGGCCACGACGGGCGCTCAC